TTATCGGAGGATAAACCTAAAAAGACTAAAAGTGATTAATGGATAAATCGGACATAGAAGGAGATACTAGTCATGGAAGAAAGGATAGAATATATGAAGTAGTAGCTCATTATTATGTACACGGAGACCGTACTGCTGATATACTTGGGATAAAAGAGCAGACTCTTAGGAGGTATTTAAGGAGAGCTAAAGCTTTAGGGTTTGATGTCGAAAGAGGTAAGGTCTTAAAGGATATAGAAGCTAACTATTCAAAGACTGAACTTCAAGCAATAGCTAAAGGGGCAAGAATACTTCCAGGTCAATCTAGCACTCCTGTAGTAAATTTTAGTGGTGAGAGAACAAGAATAGGAGTTATGGGAGATATACATTTTGGTAGTAAATACTGTCTCTACCCTTTAGTTAATAAAGCATTTAAAGAATTTGAAAAAGAAAAAGTTGACATTGTTTGCCAAGTAGGTGATTTAACTGAGGGAATGTCTAATCGCCCAGGACATATTTATGAGTTATCTCACTTAGGGTATCACGAGCAGAAGAAGGTTGCTATAAAGTATATGAAGAGATGTCCTGCTCCTTTATATATGATTGACGGAAATCACGATAGGTGGTTTATTAAATCCAATGGTGCTTTAATAGTCCCAGATGTATGTGATTCTATTGAACACGCTACTTTCTTAGGACACGATGAAGGAGATTTAGCATTAGGAGATGCTGCTACAGTTAGGCTTTGGCATGGTGAAGATGGTAGTAGTTATGCTGTTTCTTATAGAATACAAAAAATTGTAGAGTCATTAACAGGTGGTCAAAAACCTAATGTAATGCTTTTGGGTCATGTACATAAAAGCACATATCTCTTTGATAGACATATACACTGTTATAGTGCTGGTGCTTTCCAAAGGCAAACAGCTTGGATGAGAGGTAAGAGATTATCATCACATACAGGATTTTGGATACTTGATATATATGTTAATGATACTGGAGTTAGTAAAACAACAGGCACTTGGTATCCTTTCTATGCATGAGCAAATTATAATTACTCCTAGCCCTATGCAATTAGATACAGGGATTACAAAAATAAAAAGATTAGAATCTAAAATTAATTGGGAACACCCAGAGGTTAAGGACTTTATAATGATGAATGAGATGAGGTCAATAATTAAAGGTATGTATGTCCCAGAGAAATTAGCAGAGGCATAATGTCATTTCTAGTTAAATTACCATATAGGATATATAAAAACAGTACTAATATAGGGACTTGGTTCAGAGTTGAAATTAAATTCCCAAAACACAACAGAAGCAGAAGAAGCTCTAAGATTAGCTCATAAAGACTTAATAGCATTTGGCAAATTATTTTTACCTGATGATTTTATGCGAAGCGAAACGCCATTTTTCCATTATGAAATGGCTGATTATATCAATGACCCTGAGACAAAACAATTAGCTATTATATTACCAAGAGGGCATGGGAAGACTGTATTAACTAAAGCAAGTATATTAAAGGATTTTCTTTTTTGTCCTAAAGATGATATGCATTTTTACGCTTGGGTTTCAGCGACTCAGAAACTTTCAGTTGGTAATATGGATTATATTAAGTACCATCTTGAGTACAATGAGAAAATAAAATATTTTTTTGGAGCATTAAAAGGGCAGAAGTGGACAGAAGAGGATATAGAGCTTTCTAATGGATGTAAGCTTATTAGTAAAAGCAATGTCGCAGGAATTAGAGGAGGGGCAAAGTTACATAAAAGGTACGACCTTATTATACTTGACGATTTTGAACACGAACAAAACACAATCACCCCAGAGTCTAGAGCAAAAAATGCGAATCTTGTCACTGCCGTCGTATATCCTGCGCTTGAGCCTCATACTGGGAGGTTGCGTGTTAATGGTACTCCCGTACATTATGATTCCTTTATTAACAATCTGCTTACGAATCATGACAGGGCTGTTGCAAAAAATAAAGAATTTGCATGGAAAGTTATAACATACAAAGCTGAACTCCCTGATGGGACTGTTCTTTGGCCCAGCTTCTTTAGTCAAAAGAAACTAGAAGAAAAGAAAAAGTTTTATAGAGATAGTGGGGAGTCTCAGAAGTACTACCAAGAGTATATGATGGAAGTACAAAGCGAAGAAGACTCTGTTTGGAAGAGGTCTTCAATTAAGAATTGGGATGGATATTATAAACACGATGAAGATAAAGGTGTTAACTATTTGGTTATTAATGGAGAAGAAGTCCCTGTCAACACATTTGCTGGGTGCGACCCTGCTACAGATATTAATACTAAGCATTCAGACTTTAGTGTTATAATGGCTATAGCTATTGACCCTGATAATAATCTTTATACATTAGAATATGAAAGGCATAGGTCGATACCAACTATAGGGGAAAAAAGCTTTGATGGTACTATTGTAGGTAAAAAAGGTGTAGTAGATTACATTATAGAAATGCATGAAAAATACCATTGTATGTCTTCAACAGTAGAAGATGTCGCTATGAATCGTTCAATTTTCCAAGCCTTAAATACTGAAAGAAAGAGATTAAATAAGTTTTCTATATCTGTTATTCCAGAAAAGCCTGGAGGTAGGGAGAAGCGTAATAAGATTTACTCTGGCTTATCAGGAAGATTCAGTATGGGAACAATACATATCAGAGAAAATATGTTTGATTTAATTAATGAAATACTTACATTTGGCCCGAAGATGGCCCATGATGATACCATAGAGACGCTGTTTTATGCGCAGTTACACGCATTTCCACCTAATATGGTAAAAGAAAAGAGCAAGAGAACTTGGTTTAAACCCATTAAAAAAGCAAAAAACTGGATAATAGCATAATGTCAGACCTATTTAATACTTTAGATAAAGGTAGTAATAAAAATTTAAAAGTCACAAAGCCATCCTTAAAAGAATGGTTCGCCTCTAACTACGATTCAACTACAGCTGATGTAGATACAATGTTAAGTCAGATTGGATATGCTGAGTCTAAAAATAAAAACATAGCACAAACTGGAGGTGGCCCAGGAAGAGGATTGTTTCAATTTGAGAAGACCATGAAAGAGATGGAGAAAGCTCCAGACTGGACAGAAGAAAATAAAAAGATGCAATGGACTGGTGACTATGTACAAGCTGGTGGGATGACTGCTAGGAATAGACTTGCTCATTGGTATACAAAACAAGAGAGACCTGTACCTAGTTGGTTAAATCAAGAAAATATGAAAGACCCAAGTGTTGGATTTGATGCTTCTCAATTAACAGACGAGCAGCAAGGGGAACTCCTTATGGCAGACTTTTGGCAGAAGAAAGGTTCAGACCCTCTTATCTTTTCAGCCCTTGATGAAGTAGCAGAAGGTGGAGATGCAGGTGAATTATGGTTAAAGAAACATTGGGCTGGTGCTGAAGAAGGGACTCAGAAATATAAAGATAAAAAAGCTCAGTGGGGAAGAGAGATGGATACAATGTTTGGCTCTAAAAAAAAAGGGATGGGCAACTTTAGTGATGCACTTATGGCAAATGCTAAGTTTGTTCCTGAAAAAGAACAAACATGGAAAATAGATACTGAAAATATTGATAGAATGAGTGATAAGGGAGATTTTTCTTCTTATGAGAGTACACAAACAAACCTTGATACTGGAGATATATCTTATGATTTTATGTCAGAAGATGAAGAAGGTAATACAGTTGAAACATCAAGAATGACAGATAAGCTTGGTTCGTTTTATGAAGAACATATAGCAGGTGGAGATACTACTATAACAGGAGACCCTGATTTCTTTAAAAAGAGAGGGGAGCAATAGGGAAAATGGATTTCAAATTCAGATGGATGAGATTATATTTTAGTATACTTATAATGAAGATAAAGAAATCATATAAAGATTATTTAAAAAGGACTATAGGATGAAATATAAACATAGTAGCCTTCAGCAGGGGAGACCATCAACTCCTTCGTCAGAATTACAATCAAGTTCTTTTGGTGGATTTAAAGGTGATGGGAAAAATAAATCAGCTTGGCAGGGACTTGTAGACTCTTCTGGCTTTGCAAAAAGGCATCCTAAATTAGCTCTTAAGAGTCATGGCAAGTAAAAAAGACAAGAAAAGAGCAGAAGAAAACTACCAACTTTTCCAAAAGGCAAATAATGTCTATAGGAAAAAATGGCAAAATGTATCTCAAAAAGGATATGATTTTTATTTAGGAGAGCAACTTACAAACGAAGAGCAAACCCAATTAGAAGAATCAGGGATGCCTACATTTGTTGTAAATAGAATTACTCCTGTTATGGAAATGATGAAATACTTTGCTACTGCTAAAAATCCAAGATGGCAAGCAGTTGGCGCAGAGGGGAGTGATAGTGATGTTGCTGCTATACATTCTGATATTGCTGATTACTGTTGGTACATATCTAATGGTAGTAGTTTATATTCACAAGTTATACAAGATGCCTTGACAAAAGGGATTGGTTACTTTCAAGTTGATGTAGACCCTGACAAAGACAGAGGGATGGGTGAGGTAATGTTTAAAACAATAGACCCTTACGATGTTTATGTAGACCCAATGTCAAGAGATTTTCTTTTTAGGGATGCTAGTTATATAATAATAAAAAAAGATTTAACTAAAGACCAACTACTTCAAGCATTCCCTGACCAAAAAAATAAAATTAAAAAATCAGCAGCAAGTAATGAATCAAGTTCTTGGTATTCACAAAGAGATTTGAAAACTGCGGATAGTATACAACCAGATGATATAGGCTTAGAAGGATATAAGCGTGATGGGGAAGAAGATGAAGTTATAG